TCGCTTTATTACGTGCCTGCGGATGTATATGAACCATGTACATTTGACCCGCGCGATCCAAGACACAACCCTTCGATTTAAGTGGAGGGAAAAACACTGTGCGTTATCGTACGCACCACGTGTGATTACGGACACAATCCGTTATTTATTATGCATCTTGACTACCTCAAGTTGCAGGACCAGAATTCCAGACCAAACCTGAAGAGCTCTCGAAAGAGCTCCGATTGTAAGATCCAGTTCCTCTGATCAATTCTACTACTAAATTATTTATAGCGCTCCTTATGGCCACCGTTGCGTCGTCTACTCTACGAGTAGCATCTAACGTTTCGGCAGTCGTGGGGTTCGCCTGATTTTCAACTTCTATTATTCTATTTCTAGTGTCAAATGCACCTAACAGTGCTGTGACTAGCGGATCTAATACCGCATTGTACCTGTACACCTTAAAGTCACTGTCAGGGAACCTAACAGTTACTTGTGGTGAAGGTTTCCACACCTCACTGAATTGTCTTTGAACGACAGTTCTAGCTTGTTGTGTTTGGAACTGATTTCCTAAAGCATTAGTACATAAATTTATTAACTCTATCGGGTCGGCCCACGCAGATGACAAGAACACGAACTGAGATGGAGTAGTAATATTGTAAGACATATTTAAAACGAATCCGATTCGGCGACAGAAGCCTCCGAGTCATCATCGATTAAATTATTCTTTTTAAAACTTATTCCTCCAAAATCTTTAACATTTCTACTGTTCTTGCTCGGCAGTGACCGATCACTACTACTAATTTTCCCTTTACGGACATCACTCTTTTTTCCGGTTCGAGATCGAAACTTTGCAAGCCTGATTGACATAGGGACATCTTCCATGAACTCATCAACGACTTCTTCTGTAAGTTCCATGGGCCCTCCGTCACTCACGTTTGTAATTTTCTCTCTCAAACCTAATTTTATATTATTTCTATAAACAATACATACCGACACAAACTCCAGAGAAAGCGGACAGAAACCCGCTGACATCTTCACATTTCTAATATTAACTAGCACTTGCCAGACATTTTTCATCGCGTCCTGGGTGGTTATAGCATAATTGGGAACGACCTTGAACTGAAATCTTTTCTTTGCAGCAGCTGTGTAATAGGATCCAAGAGTGGCTTCGTCTGCTCTTTCCATCCTTTTGTCCACCAAACACACGCTCACACCTCCTCTGCAATTGTCAGGCAAATTCCACTCGCCCGTAACGACTAGACCGGCTAAACAAACATACCCACTATCAATAAGCTTAACACCTTTAAGAAGATTCACCTCTGACAATGACTCATTCTCATGAACCATTATTTTATCAACTTTGGAACACATGACACTCTTAACAGGAGTAAACATCGACGGTAAGATCTTCTCCATTTTTGTCAGGTCGATAAACTCATTGATGTTCACTTTCCCTTTAACAACTAGAGCCATCTATAAACAAACTTCTAAAAAGAACTTTATCAGACAAATACTTTACCAGACTTTTATAAACAAACGAACCTGGAGGGGCGGTCTTATGAACCTCCCATACAGCGTCGTCCAACTGTGTGTAATACGCACAATTGTTCAACGAAACAGCAACATCACAAAGAGACCTTCTGAACTCCTCCAAATGTTCCCAATCCTTGATGTGTTTAGCACCAAGTTTCGAGATCAACTTTAGGGGATCGTAATACACAATGCATCCTCTGTCGTGATGTATTACATACCTTCCGCAAAAGTATCCATACTGTTTTTTAAACAGTTTTGCTTCAAAATTCCACATAAGATTCGCGGAGTGTTGCACATCCGGAAACTCACAACCTTTTGGGAAGTATAGCAGACTATCGTCACCACAAAAGGCTCCTTTGATTATTTTCTCCATCGGAAGCATCGAGGCCAAACACGCAGCAATGATCACAGTGTTTCCTATGAACGTCGTGACATCTCCACTCTTTCTTTGATACCAAATGCATGTCTTAATACCTGCGGTATAATCCTTGAGGGTGGTCTTTCTATGTCCTTGCTTCCAAACTTCTCCCAAGAAGTCTTCAAAACCCAATCTTCGCCAGATCTCGTATTCTACTGCACAGTGGAATTCATTCTGAGATTTGTCGTATTTTGATATATCCAGCTCCAAGACATCCA